ATATAAGGCAGAAGGCTTTGAGGTAGAAAGGATATTATTTTGCATAGGTAATGATGTTTTACATATTGATAATGTATATAATCAAACTACAGCAGGTACAGGTCAGGATGTAGATGGCAAGTGGTGGGAACATTTTGAGGTTGCATTAGCACTATATGTTAAGTGTGTAGAAATGTTAAGAGAGATAGCACCTGTAGATGTTGTTCATTCAATGAGTAATCACGATTATCAAAGTGGGTTTCATTTGGCACACGCATTAAAGAGTTGGTTTAGAAACGACAGAGAAATTACTTTTGATATTAGTGTAGCACATAGAAAGTATTATAAGTATGGTAAGAACTTAATTGGCTTAGAGCATGGAGATGGTGCTAAGATGGCGAACTTACCCTTAATGATGGCTCAGGAGAAACCAGTAATGTGGAGTGAAACTAAATATAGATATTGGTATCTGCATCATTTACATCACAAAGTTAAACATAAGTGGTTAGATGCTAAAGACTTTATAGGAGTTACTGTAGAGTATATGCGTAGTCCATCAGGAACTGATAGTTGGCACTCAAGAAAAGGATATGTTGGAGTTCCTAAAGCAGTTGAAGGATTTTTGCACGAAAAAACAAGTGGGCAAGTGGCTCGTTTAGTGCATTATTTCTAATGGTAGTTATCTGGCCTTCATAAATTTCATACAATTTACTTCTAGTAGGTAAACATTTATCTAAAAATTGTTAAAAATGTTTTGGTAGGTAATTCCAATTTTATATCTTTGCCTCAATTAATAACTAAAACAATAAACTAAATGGAAACACTAATCGCAGTACCTACAATCATAATACTTATGATTATCTACATTGTCCAACAAGACAAAATAACTAACTAAAACTATAAAATTATGGGAAGAATGAAAGAAGAATTTATGCAAATGAAGCAAGAAGAACTTGCTCAACAAGAACCGAGTATTAATCAATTAAATAATAACAAAATGTCAAAAAAAACAATGCAAGAAAAACTAAAGAAACAACCTGAACCAATCGTAGAAACAAGAAAAGATGCTTTAAGAAGGCTTTACAAAGAGAATGGTTTAGTAGAAGAAGATATTTACAAAGACAAGAGAGGGTTTGTAATTATCACAAGAACTGGAATTGATAAGATTGTATCAAGAAACAATATTACAGTTGCTTATGAAGTAATCAATATGGATATAGAAAAAGGAATATGCGTATTAAGAGCAGCAGCATCAATGAAAGTTGGTAATGAGGTTAAGAACGCTATGAGTTTTGGTGAGGCATCTAACAGCAACTTAATGGGAGGTGGTAAGAAGTTTCCAGTTTCTATGGCTGAAAAGAGAGCAATGAGTAGAGTTGTTTTAAAGATTGCAGGATTCTATGAGCAAGGAGTATTTGGTCAGGATGAGATTGTAGATTAATGTCTGATGATTGGATAGATAATATTCTTGATGGTGAGCCTAGTGGTATTACACATACCCAATGGCTTATCATTGAGGGTAATATTGACCTAACATCTTTTACAGAAACAATGAAATCTGATATTCTAGGAAGAATAAATGATTTAACAGAACTAGAAGCAGAAGAAATAATAACTAAAATATATGAAAACAGATATGAAAAAGACACAAGAAAACAATGGGAAAAAATGTTCAAAGATGGAGTATTTGGACATAGAGATTTTTAATCACTTTTTAAAAGCCTACACTTATATTATATGGAACAAGAAACACCTTTTAGGTGAGATTGCTGAAGATGATATATTGAAACTCCTAGATGAAGTTCAACTTATAGATTTTTATCATACTGGTAAAACTAAATTTAAAGTTGAGAAATCTAAGATTGAAAAATACATAAAGAGAGATGACAAATAAATATTCATTGGTACAAATCAGAGAGTCCAGAAATGAGTTTGAGGCTCTACTAAGAATATATGGTGTATCTAATTTAAAACTTTGTAAGATACTTGGAGTTAATTATGCTACAAGTAGAAAGTTTATAGAAAACCCACCATCACTTAGATTCATTCACGCTAAGACATTAGCAGACTTCATTGGATTAAAAACACAAGACATAGTTGATACAATAGTGTACGACTTAAATTAAATTATAAAAAATGAGAAGAAGAAGATTAAAGTTTAGCGATTATTACCATAATATAATCACAGAAGAATTAGCAAAAATTTACTCTATTAAGAAAGAAGAAATGTTTTTGGGTAGTAGAAAGAAAAACATTATATTTGCTAAGAGAATGTATATCTACATATTAAGAGAGATGTTTGGATTAACTCTTAGTGAGATAGGTAGAGTAACAAACCTACATCATGCATCTATTATACACCATACAAGAAAGTTTGAGTTCTTTTACAATAACTATCCAGAAGATTCTGATGCTTTTAAAAGAGTAGAAAATAGGGTTATTGAAGTTGAGGTAGATGAAGAAATATTAGGATTAGAAACTCAATTAAAACAAATTAATGAATCATTAACTAAATTACATATAATTAAAAAATCAAAAAATGACAGACAAGAAAGAGAAGGTTTACTTACCAAGTAGTATCAAAAATATTGATACGAAGTATGGTACAATGATGGTTGCTAACTTTAAGATGGATGAACTACAAGCAAACTCAAAGAATGGTTGGGTTTCTATGGTGATTTCAGAAAGGAGAGAACCATCTGAAAAAGGTGCAACTCACTACGCTTATGTAAATACTTATGAGCCACCAAAAGATTCTAAGCCAACTACTGCTAAGAAATCTGCAGTAAAAACAGATGATGACTTACCATTCTAATGATTAAATGGAAAAAAACAACTTATCCTAGCACTTTCATCAAACTATCTGATGAACTTGCTAAGGTAAGGAGTATGTTATCTGCTGATGTTTATAATAAAAACACAGAAAAATATAGAGGTAAGCAAGAACACTCTATATCTCAGTTAGGAATATTTGCAGAACTTATTGCAAGACATCTGATGGAGAATAATAATGGCATTAAATATAAGGCAGCACCACTACTTGAGGAAAGACCAGTTGTTGAGGCTGATTTAATTATGCAAGGTATTGGTGAAATGAATTATATTGATGTTAAGGGTGTAAGAAGTGGTGGGAATACGCTTAGAGTTAATTTTAAAGCCCATAACAACCCTAAAAAGAAAATTACGCACTATCTGTTCATACAGCCATTGAATGGCTTATACGCAAGATTTTGCTGGTTTACCCACGAACAGGTAAGTGAATGGACTGTAGTGATGTCCACCTATACAGAGTGCTATGAATTAGAGATACCAAAAAATAACTAAAACTAAAAACAATGAAACAACAACCAAACTACTATGCTATAATAAGTGCTGAGGTTAGGTATGATAAAAACCTAACTGCAAATGCTAAATTATTATATGCTGAAATAACTGCACTACTTAATATAAATGGTGAGTGCTTTGCTACAAATAAATACTTTTCTAACCTTTATGGCAAGAGTACTGTTACTATTTCTAAATGGGTAAGCGAATTAGTTGCAAGTGGTTATATATCAACCTATTATACTTATAAGGGAGGTACTAAAGAAATTGATAGGAGGTATATAAGAATTCTTAAAGGGGGTATTAAAGAAAACTTAAAGGGGGGTATTAAAGAAAACTTTAAAGATAGTATTAGTTTATCTAAAGATAAACATATTAATAATAATCTTACAGATAGTAATATTAAAGGGACTTCTTTTAAAAAACCAACTGTTAATGATATTAAAGAATATTGCTTATGGAGGAATAATGGTATTGATTCAGAAACTTTTTTTGATTTCTATGAAAGTAAAAATTGGTTGATAGGTAAAAACAAAATGAAGGATTGGAAAGCCTGTGTGAGAACTTGGGAGAAAAGACAAAATAAAACTAATAACAATAACACTACATCACACAGACATAAAAAAGGAGGAGATTATGGTGATGGTAAATTTTAAACTATGAGAACAATAGAAGATACATTTAAAAATGCAGACTTCCTGCAGCCAAAGGTTTACAACAGATATAAACTTGGAGCAAGAGAAGAAATAAAAGAAATGTTCATTAGGTCTTTTGAGTATTACGATAGAACAGTTGAGAAGTATGAGCATTTACCTGCTTATGATGAGATTATTGACTGGATGGTAGATACAAAAGGTAGAGGTTTGATGTTGATGGGAGAATGTGGATTAGGTAAATCAACTATCTTAAACTTTGTTATTCCTGCTATATTTAGGACTAAAACAAATAAGATATTAAGAAGCGTTCCTGCAAAAGAATTAGGTGCAGTTGATAGAAACAAAGCACCATTCATTATCATTGATGACTTAGGAACTGAGAGTATAAAAAATGATTATGGTACTAAGATAGATGCAGTTGCTGATGCAATCTCTTATGCTGAGGATAGTTCTAAAACATTACTAATCACTACAAATTTAACACCTTTAGCACTAAAAGAAAGATATGATGAAAGGACTTTAGATAGGTTAAGGAAGTGTAAAGTGGTGATTATCAAGGGAAAAAGTTTTAGAAATTAATTTGTATAAAATTGAAATATTTTTATATATTTGCATTGTGAAAACATTTATGATAATATGGGGAGTGGTTATAATTGCTTGTGTGCTAGAAGCCTATTTCTGTTCTGCCTTAATAGAAGATGAGTATAGTGGGGATAAATAATAATAACTACAGGGAAACTCTAAAACCCTTAAGCGTTAATATTCCTTTTTTTTTCTAACCCCACTATGCTTATTAACTAAACAATAAATAAAAATAATATGGAGGAAAGAACTTATAAGACAATAAAAAGCGTATTGAAACATCATATTAAGACTGGAGTTAAATCTTTATGGACTTGGAAGAATGACAACTTTACAATGATATACGAAAACTATGCAGGTGATGATAGGATATATACAAGTAATCAACTTTTAAAAATATTAAATAATGAATAGTGCAACTATTGGTGCTTTAATGATTGTTGGTGTTGTGATTTTATATATATTTGCCTTATGCTATGTTGAAGGCAAGATAGCAAGACAAGAGAATGAGAAGTTAGAAAACAATATAGATAAATTAGATGACAAAGCATAATAAATACTATTACGATAAAGGTAGGAATGGATGGACACCAAGTAATACTTGGCAAGATGAGGTGATAGAAGATAAAGATAATAAATGGAGTGGTGGTAAAATAGATTACAGTAAAGATAAAACTCCAAACTATTACATTGGTAGGGTTTATGGGTATGAGGCTAGGAAAGTTGTAGAAGATTTTGATTTATCCTATAATATCGGTACTGCCACTACATATCTCCTGAGAGCAAAGCGCAAGCACGAAACAAGTGTTGATTGCATACAGAAGGCTATTAACCACTTAGAGTTTGAGTTAGATAAAATTAAAAATGAAAAAACCAATCTTTAGAGTATTTGTATCTTACGAGATAAAGAGTAAAAAAGTTGTAACTAGGAAAGTAATTACAGGAATACTAGATACATTTGTTCTTACATCTAACATCAAAGAAATAGAGAACGACCAAGAATTAATAGATAGAATTTGTTACATAAATAAAAAAAACCTAAATAAAGTAGATGTTATAATTACAAGTGTTGATATTGAAAATCAATATGGTGAAACTACTGATAGGT